AGCGTGAGTTGCATCCGTGTCCTCCGTCGGTTGTCGGTGACTGGAGGGTACTAGATCAGGGGGCCGTGATGTCGCGAGCGCTCGAGCCACCCTTGAACACGGCCTCGACGACCGAGAGTTCGCCGACGGCCGAGTTGATCGGGGTGATGGTCTCGAGGTAGCAGTTGGTGATCGTGTACTCGGGGTTCGAGGCGGACTCGGTGGTGCCGGAGGGCGAGATCACGAGGGTGGCCGCGGTGCCCCAAGCCGAGTAGAGGATTGCCTCGATCTCGCCGGCGCCGTACGAGTTGAACAAGGTCAAGGTGACTTCGTTGTTCTCGAGGCCGGAGGTGAACACTCGAGCGGTGCCACCGAACGCGGTGGTCTCGAGGGCTTCCTTGACAAGACTGATCTCGCACTTGGAGCAGTTGTCGGTAAGGTCGGTAGTGGTGGCGCCAACGGTCAAGTTGATCGTGGCGTTTCCGAGGAACGTGGTGGTGGCCATAGTTGGGTTCTTTCTTGTCAGGAGCGGCGTGCGCTCATTCTCACGGTGAGGTCGTAGGCCGGCAGTTCTTGGGTTCCGACGACGGCCACGGTGGGCCGGCCGGAAGTGAACACGACGCCGGAGTTGAGGATCGTGTCCACGGTGGTCAGGATGTAGTCCGTCGAGTCTTGGTTGCCGGGTGGCGCTCCCAACACTCGGATCGTAAACGTGAGGTCGGCGACGGCGTTGATAAAACCGGCGTTGAAGTTGTCGAACGACGGTGGCTCGACGAACACGGACATGGGTCGGGCGTTCCGAGGGTCTTGCACGGGAGCCAAGCCGAGCGCGGTGAGCGCGTTGACAAGGGCCGTGGTTGCCTCGACGAAGATCCCGGAGCCGGCCACACTAGGCCACCTGACTTCGACGGATGCCGAGGAGTTGCTTGATTCGGCCCATGGTGAGGCCGGTCGGCTGGTTGACGGTCATGTCGGAGAACGACGCGAACGAGTCGACGCTCCCACGTTCACGGTACAGACTGGCCGCGTAGAGGGTGGCGCCGAGTTGCGCGGAGGCGTCGGGGGCCGTGCCCGGTGCGTCGTGGTATCCGGCTTGTTGCCGGGCACGGAAGCAGTAGGCATTCGACGCCGAGACGCATGTCGCGATGTAGGCGGTGTCGTTAGCGGTGGCGGCCGCGATCCCCAAAAACTCGGTCACGAGGGCCGACGTGGTCCACGTGCACGTAATGCTCCACGTGAGCGTCCCGGTGGGAATCGCCGCTCCACGCTCAAGGTCGTCGCCTGCGTCGTAGAACAACAGTTGGTTGAGGACAATGACGTCGTAGTCGTAGAGAAGGTCGCCCTCCTGATCTACGCCGATGAACAGGAACGTCGGAACGGCGAACACGGTGTGCGCACCGTTCAGGCCGTGACCGAGGCCGGACAACGTTATCGTCTGCCCGACCCCGATCTCGGTGTCCTCAAGGGTCTGGATGACGCCGTAGTCGTCGAGCCTCATGTGCTCGATAACTGTGTAGGTCGCCATGGTGTAGTCCCTCGTCCTTCTGCTTGCCGTGCTTGGGGATCAGGTGAAGTTGACGCGGACGAACTTGCTGGCGTCGATCATCAACGTGGCGAAGTAGCCGCGCCATGCGATCGTGCGCGAGATCGTCGAGGGGTTGTCGATGCTGATGGCGCCCTTCTGTTGTTCGAAGATCTCGAAGCCGGAGGCGTCGCCAATGATGCAGGTGGCCGAAGCGAAGTTGCGGTCGACGACGACTTGCAAGCCGAACGCGTTGCCGTTGGGCTGGCCGGGGGCGAGGTTGCCGAACGCGTTCATCGGGCCGATCTGGGGGAACAACGGACGCTTCGACGAGTCGCTCAACGCGATCAAGTCCTGCCAAATTCCCGGTGCCACGAAGAGGTGAGTCGGGAGGTTGCCGTTGGACGCGGTGAGGATCGTGCTGGCGGCCGACGCGATGGTTGCGGCCCACACGGACGGGTCGTCGGTGTCGGCGGCGGCCATGTTGACGGTTGTCGAGGTGCCGGACCTCAAAGCATCAGCCGCCACGTCGTCCGTCTGGTTGGCATAAATGCGGCTCATGTCGTCGAGGATGAGGCTCAACACGGCCGGGTCGGTCCAGTCGAGGTCCTGCTCGGAGATCGTCACATAGCCGCCATAGGTGTTTTTCTGCACTTGGTTGTTGAACACCACGAACGTGCCGGCCTGAAGTGCCGCGTTCTCGGCGGACTGGACGGCCATCGAGGTGTGCGTGGTGACCTCCGGGCGGATGAAGATCTTGCCGCCGCCGGGCATGGCCTTGGTTCCGATGGCGTCGACGACGGGTCGGCGGCCGACGAAGTTGTTGTACACCGGGCCGACGATGGGAGTGGGCAGGATGCCGGGCGTGTCGGTGGTGACCACGTCGGGGGCGGCGGCGCGGAGGGCGTCGCTCATGCGGTGCCATGCGTCTCCGCCGGCGATCGCGGCGGCAAGGTACTCGACGGCGGTCGGCAACTTGGCCTCACGCTTGACGGCGGTGGCGTAGATCGGGGTCGTGGCGACGGCCGCCTCGACGGGGGTGGGCTGGACTTCCATGTTCTCCTCCTCGGAGTCTTGGTTTGGGTTGGGTTCTTCTTCGGGGCTTGCGGTCTCCTCCTCCGGGGAGGCGGCCGCGATCTCGGTGATCCGTGCGTCGGTAAACGCCGGCATGGCGACGAGTGAGATCTCCGCCAAGTGCGCCTTGGTGACGACGGTGGCCTTGAGTTCTTTGTCGTAGTACGACTCGATCGGTTCGGCGCCGACGCTCACGGCGTCGTACGCTCCGGCCTTGACGAGTTCGATGGCGTCGGCCGACGCGTTGGTTCGAGCGAACGTAGCGGTGAAGCCAAGCCCCTCGTCCATGTCGGCGAGCGAGTTGACCACTCCGCGGAGTTGGCCGGTGTCGTGGTTCTCGAGCAACTTGGCCGGCTTTTGGTTGACGTCGAACGCTCCTCGAGCGAACGCCACTCGGGTGCCATTCGAGACGACGGCGGTGGTCGGTGCCCACGGCACGGCGATGCCGGTCACGGTGGCCGGCTTGTCGTCGCCGGCGGAGGCGTCAATCGTCGGAAGTTCGGCGGTGAGGCGGATCATCGTGGGGTCTCCTGTGTGACACGTACTTCGGCCGAGTCCTCGACCTCGACCTCATTCTTCTCCATGTCGTTGACCTCAAGGTAGTCATGTACGTCGAACTCAATGTACCGGCCGGCCGGGAGGATGTCGTTGGCGCTCAACGTCTCTTGGATGCAGTCAAGGTACTGCTTGACGGCGAAGAGGTAGAGGTCTTGTCGGGCTTGCTGGGCGTTCTGGTAGGTGAACGATCCGGGCACGCCGATGCCCAAGAGGTACGGAGGGACGCCGATCGCGCGCGACAACTCGAGGGTCTGGAACTGTCGGCCCTCGACGAGTTGCAACTTGGAGGGATCCGATCCGAACTCGTGCCACTCGACCTCAGAGTTGAGGGCGCCGACGGCGGAGACGCGTCGAGCGTTGGCCCAACCTTGGGCGAGTTCGCCCAGATCCTCGGCGCTCATTGGTTCGCTCGAGGGGCGTTGCTGGAGGTAGCCGGCCGCGATCTCGTTGACGGCAAAGCGCTCGGCCGCGGACTGCAAACGGAGGGCCGTCTTCATGGCGGTGGCTCCGGTGTAGACCAAGCCTTGAGTGCCGGACAAGAACTGGACGACTTCACGAGGGTCGAGTTCCATGCCGTTGAACGTGATCTCGGTGGAGGGGCCGAACCATTGGGGGCCGGCTTGGTCGAGCGTGTTGACCATCGCGGCCGGAAGCCACGTGAACGACAACGGCCGGCCGGTCGCTTGGCTCCTCGAGGTGACGTACCAGAACGCACGGCCGCGCATGATGAGATCCGTCACGGTGTTCGAAATGAGGAAGTTCCGGGTGACCTTGGGGTCCGGTTGGATCATCCAGCGCTCAAGTTCGAGGTAGATCTTCTCGTACTCTTCTCCGGTCCATTGGAGCGTGTAGTGCTTGAAGCCCAAGCACCCAGCGACGGACGTGATCATCTGCACGCCGCGCTGGATCGTGGGAAGTTGCGTGACCAGTTCCTCAGTCGCCCCGACGGTGTACGTGAAGAACTGGCCAACCTGTGCGGCGCTACCGGAGGCGGCTTTGATTGTCTCGGCGCCGAACGCTGGGACGGCGTTCTTCCGGAAGAGTGCCATGGCCGGATTCTCCCACGGATTTGGGATGTTTCCCAGTCATGTTCCCATGGCGAACGCGGCCTTGGGTCGACGTCGTTGCACCGACGCGGCGCCGGCCGCCCAGACCATGGCGCGCGCCAACTCAATCGGCCCCGGCGACTTCTGAGATGACAACGGGGCGCCGTCGTTCGTCTTGACCATAACGGCACGGTTGACGTGTTCGGCCAACGCCTCGTTGCCGGGCACGTGGTGGAGGCGGTCCTCGACGATCAACGCGCGCACGATCGGAGTCTGTGCCTTGAGTTCGCGGTAGCCGACAATCTCGGTCCGACGTCGAAAGTCCGGTGGCACGTGCTCGACGAGTCCGGGTGGAACACGGAGTTGAACGGTGGGATCGGTCATGACTCGAGTGACCTCGCCCCACATGGCGGCCATTGACTCGACGACGAACTCGGTGTCGACGACGATCCGGTCCTCGACGGCGACGGCGCGGACGGCCACGTACCGGGACTCGTCGAGCGACGTCTCGATTGCGAGCACTCCGCCGGAGGGGATCGGCGTGTCGGTGAGCCGGTCGCCCCACACGTTCGGGATCCACGACTTGACGGACCCTTGCCAGAGGTTGAGGTGGGCACGGACGAACTCGGCCAAGGGGATCGTGGCGAACGCCTCCTCGAGACCCTCCCACGTGATCGTTGTCCCCAAGGCCGGCGACGCCCACGGCCACCACATTCGGTCGGCCGGCGAGACGCCCGGCGGTGGTGACCATTCGGCGAAGAACATGGGCGAGGTCTGCCCCTTGTCGATGCATGCGATCGCTTGCTCGCGCATGGAGATGAGCACCGTCGAGGACGCGTCTCCGGCCGTCGACCAACACGACATCAGGGGCGAGCGTCGGGCAATCTGGGAGGGCTTGAGCGCGCCGTAGATCACTTGTGGCTTGATGTCCCAAATCTCGTCGACGAGGAGGAGGTCCACCGAGTAGCCGTGCTTGCCGGCCGTCGCGGCCGCCAACCGGATCGTCGACCCATCCGGGAACGTGAGGGACTCACGGCCAAACGACTTGTACGACTTGGCTCCGAACTTCTCGGCGAGGATCGGTTCCATCTCACGGAAGAGGATCGACGCGCGCTCGTACTCGTTGGCGACGATCATAACGGTTTGGGGTTCGCCACGGATGCCGGCCATGACGGTCGCCCACCATGACGCGAGCACCTTGAGACACGACGACTTGCCCACCTGTCGGGCGGTCGAGATGCAGGCCGACCGGTGCACCAAGGTGCCGGTCTCCCGATCCTCGAGCGTGGCGTAGGACAGTTGCCCGGCAAGTGCGACCTTCTGCCAGTCCATGAGCCGGAGGCCGTAGACGCGCTCCGCGAACTGGTCCACCGACTCGACGAAGTCGCCAGCCGCCTCGTACGCCGTGACCAACCTCGGCTCCGTCCGACCCGATCTTGGTCGATCCTCCTCGAGGTCGGTCGGTTCCGGCTGGTTCCGGCTGGTTCCGAGAGATTCAGGATGGGGCGTCGGGGTGAGGGCTTCGTCGGAAAAGAAAACGGTCGTTGGGGCCGCGTCTCGGGTTTGCATGCGTCGGGCGGTTTTGGCGTTGACGTGGCGTGCTCCTCGGGAGGCGTTGCATGAGGCGCATGAGCCGACGAGGTTGTCGCGGTTGTAGGGGTCTCCTCCTCGGTCGAGTTCGATGAGGTGGTCGGCTTGGGTCGAGGGCCGGCGGTGACACCAATGACAGGTTGGTTCCTCCTCGAGTACTTGTCGTCTCAGGGCTTTCCATTGGGCCGTCGAGTAGATCGGGTTGCCTGCCATCGGGACTCCTTTCCGGCTTCGCCGGTCGACGCTTCGGCCTCGTGCCTCGGCCTCTCGTCCTCATCCTACGGTGACAGGGTTGGCGCTTTGTGCCCCCCACACTTCGGGCAACTAGCCCCGGTAGCCGGATTGAGTAGGGCGGACACCGTTGGCCGTTTCTGTCGTTCGGTGACGCCGCTCCTCCACGTCGGGCATGGAGGTCTACCCTCGTCTCCGAGTGTCACCTCTGACCGGTTGCGTGCCGGTCGGGTCTAGCGCCCTCCTCTGCTCGAGGGCCGTCGTGGTCGGTTGTAGCCGGCCATCGTAGCCGGACGGTGTCAGTCGTCCAGTCGGGCTAGACGTAGTTCGGCCTCGACGTTGTTCCACACGTTGCCGGACAACGTCGTGACCTCCCATCCTCGATCAGTTCGAGGGCGGACGAAAAGGACGGTCGCCCAAAGGTCGGTGTTTGGGATGAGCACCTCGAGGGGCCGGATCGGTTGTTGCCAAGGGTGAGTCATGAGGGGATCTTTCCGAGGCGTTGAACGATCGCCTCCATGTCGTCGGGGTACCACACGTAGACCTCGGCGCCGGCCGCGCGGAGCGCCGTGAGCCACGCCTTCTGACCGACCGAGAGGCGGCCGCCTTCCTTCTTCAACTCGGCGAACACGAGGTCGCCCTCCACCGGCCGGCAAAGAACGAGATCAGGGAAGCCGGGGTTGCCTTGCATCGGTGTCGCCCACACTCCGGGCCGGATCTGGGCCGGTTTGGTGTGCATGACCATCCATCCGCGCATTTTGGCGAACTCGATTACGGCCGACTGGAACTCCGCCTCAGTCATGAGCGGCGACTCTCGTCTTGAGCACGTTTTCGAGCATGTCCAAAGGATTGAGCAAAGTTTGGGGCACGATGAGCGTGTCGCTATCGAAACGCACGTTGGTGTTGGGCACCGGGTCGCCCTTCTTGAGGATCGTGCATTTCTGGGCGTGTTTGTCGGCGATCCAACCGACCACGAGGACGGCGTCGGCTTTCAGGACTGCCTCGAACGTGTGCTCGACGATCGGGTACATGCAGAAGATGGTTGCGTCTTGGGCGTTGGGCTTGTAGCGCGACGACCAGACGTTTGCGTTTGGGCCGTTGTAGACCTTGAGACATGTCTGGTTCTTAACCTCGAAGCGGAGACCGCTGGGCATGAGGATGTCAGGCTCGAACGGTCCACCCAACTCGGCTCCGTACTTGCGCAAGCGCTCGGCGACTAGGGTCTCGGCGATGTAGCCGGCGAGTTCACGGTGGCCGGCTTTCTTGCCTTCGCGGTGGACACGTTCAAGTTCTGCTTGGCCGCGGTCGACCGCTTCTTGAGAGACGCACAACCACATTAGAACGGCGCCTCCTCGGTCTGGGCTTGCTTGAGCCGGTCGATCTCGGCGGACGCTTCACGCTTGGAAAGTGCTCGAGGATCGCCGGAGTACTTGAGTGCCCGGAGGAGTTTCAGTTGGGCGTCGGAGGGGCCGTCGCCGCTTGGGGCCGGAGTGCCCCCCATGCGCACGACCTTCTCCATCTCCTCGCGTGACGGCCGCTTGCCGGCTTGGAACGTCCAGTTGGCAAGCGCACGGCCCACGGCCGACGTCTCGCACACTTCCACCCACGACGTGGCGTTGACGCCTCGGTCGGCTTTCTCCTCGTGGGCGTAGCCGGTAGCGGTCGGATGCTGGTCGTCGCGATGCCGGTACACCTCGACACGGAAGAGGACGGCGTGGTCGTCCATGCGGACGAGTTCGGTGGCGATCCGGCCGTCGGGGTTTGCGGCCCAGAAGAGGGCGAGACGCTCCTCGACGGTGGCGTAGGTGGAGAGATCAAACGCCACGACGGTCCTCCGATCGTTGCTGGAGCCGGACGAGGTTGTGGAAGTGTTCGGCCTTGTAGCACTTGAAGCACCACACGGACCACGATCCAGGCGACCAATGGAAGATGTCGTCGCCCTCAAGGAAGTGTTGGCATCGGCAACAGTTGCCGGCCGTGGGCTTTTGGAGGGTGTTCCGGTCAATCATTGAAGCCCCCCAACTTGAGCGCCACGATGACCTCGAGGGTGGCGGAGGACAAGTACGGGAGGCCGGTCGGGGACTCCTCGAGGACGCGCACGAGTTCGTTGAGTGCCTTGCGCATTTGGCCGCGATGGTCGGCGAGGGTGTCGACTTGGAAGCGCAAGTTGCGGATCGCGTCGGACTGGTCGGGGTCAGTCATGGGTGCTCCTTGGGTTGTGTTGGGCGGATCGTAGCGTGCCGGTGTGGCGCCCTTGTGGATCCGGTTGCGTTCGCGGTGTGAGGTGCCTCCCCAGACGCCGGCCATGTCGGGGTGCTCAAGTGCGTAGTCAAGGCACGCTTGGCGGACTGGGCATTGACGGCAGATTGCGACGGCCTTGCGCGTGTCGGCCGCGCCGAGGCGTCCGGGACCGGGGAAGAACATGTCGAGGGGCATGTCAATGCATGCGGCGCTTTCCATCCATGAGGGCTTGTCAATGTTCACTTGCAGGCTCGCGACCACGGCTCCCAGCCACAGTCACGGTGCGCGTCATGCCAACGCCAGATTTCGAGCGCCATGGCGAGGTTCACGGCCGGCTCGTTGATCCGGTCCCACGAGCCGAACAAGTGCTCGACCTCCTCACGCCACACTTGATTGATCTGCATGAGGCCATGGTCGCCACCGTTCCACCGTGGGTCGCCGGGAATGATGTTGAGGCACCGGGACTCCTGCCACATCTCCTCGAGCACGTTCACGACCTCCTCGTGAGGCCAACCGACCTCGAGGACGAGGGGCGCCCATTCTTGACACGGCGTGTCGGCCGGTAGGGCGAGCGCGTCAAGGTCGGCTTGCATGGCGTCGTGGGCCGTGGTGGTGGTAATCGGTGCCACCGTGGTTGTCGGGGCCGGCGTGGAGGGGACCGGCGTGATTACGACGGTGTTGACGGTCGGGTCGGTGACGATTGCCGGTGAGATTTGTGGCGTGTCGTCCTCGAGGATCCGGTGGACGATCTCGTTGCCGGCGATCAACGTCATGATGAGCATGAAGCCGATGACGGCGATGTCGTGGGGTCTGATCTTCATCGTGTCTCCTAGGTCGGGGTCTGGGACGAGGACGGTCTACCGGATCGCGGCCGGAATGTCACTCACCGAACATGCGCGCCCACGTGATCGGGCCGACGACGCCGTCCGGCTGGAGGGCGTTGTGGGTCTGCCATGACTTGACGAGCGCCTCGGTCTGGGGTCCGAACTTGCCGTCGGCGACGGCGCCTAGTCGGGTCTGGACTCGCTTGACGGAGTCGCCGGTGGAGCCTCGTTTCACGGGGCGTCCGGGGTACTTGGGCGGTGTCGGTGCCGTCGGCGTCGTGGAGGGGCTTGTAGGGGCTTCTAGAAGCCTCTCCGAGACCGGACGAGCGTCTGCCCATGCCTCACGTGTCGTCTCGACGTGGATCCAGTCGTTGCCGGCTCCGGGCGACTTGTCGACCCAGCCACGACCGGCTTCCCAGTAACGCGTGCGTTGGTAGTGGTGGATCCGTTGGATCCCCAACTCGGCGGAATGCTCGATGAGCCATGGGAGGATCTCTGCCTCGAGCACGTCGATGCCGGGGCCACCGTGCCGGGCACCGAAGCCGAGGTCGACGGCCGCGCCGAACGCGTGCGAGGACCATGCGGTGCCACCACGTACCGGGCGGACGTTGAGCGTGCCGAGATGCTTGAGACGCCACCGGCCGGCGAGGTAGGTCCGGATCGCGTCAAGGTTGGGCGAGTTGCGGTCGTAGGGCGCTCCGGGCTTCATGCCTCGGTTCCATGACTGGAAGTGCTTGGCGACGGTCACGCGGTCTCCACGGCCCACGTGAGCACCGTGACCGAATGCGTTCCGGAGGAGACGACGGTAGTGGTGGTTGAGATCATGACTGGTCCTCCGGTTTGTCTTTGTCTTTCAATCCGTTCGAGGCCAATACGCCGGAAAGGGCGCCGGTCATGAAGAGGACCAGAGGATTGAGGGTGGCCCACGCGGACTCGTCGTTAGGCGACACGTCGAGGGGCTGGACGACGAAGAGGAGACCGTAGAGGAGGGCGCCGACGCTCATCATGAACGTAAGGCCGAGACAGATGGCGATTGCAAGGATGAGTCGAGCCTTGATCTCCGAGTTCGAGTAGCGCTTCATGAGGTCACCTTGCATCGAGGAGCGGTCGGGCGTGTTTCACAGTTGTCGCGCGTCCGGTCGTTACATCCGGTGACAAGCCAGATGGACAGGAAGCCGAACAGGAGGGCGAGGATTGCAAGGCTTTTCATCAGGCGGCCTCGTACTCGAAGTCGACGCGGATTGAGTCGGACGCGGCCCACGCCCACGGGTTGCCAGCACCTACTGCAAAACTTGTTGTGTTTTCTAGCCACAACGCCATCCGACCAGTTGTGTCAAGGACGGCGACGACATGGCGAAGTAGCGAGGTCGAGTTGTCGAGAATGTAGCCGCTTCCGACTGTCGGGCCTGACGCTTGAGCGGTGACAGGCAGGCTCACAAAGTAGAAGCCGGTGCCAGCGGCAACTCCGGACGTGCCGAACTGGATCAGCAGTTGCCCGAACACGGTCTTGTTGATTCGTCCGTAGCGACCGCTGGCCGTTGAGCCGGTGCCAAGTGTCGGGTTTGTCGTCGAGGCGGTCAAGGCCGGTGTCCACGTTTCCCACGCCGCGCCGATCGTGTTGAGGTTCGCGGCCGTGAGCACCGCGCCGGAGACCATGCCCCCGGTCCATTGAGTTGCCATCAGTTCACCATCCGAGTCGGTTTGTGTTGAGTACGCCGAACGTCGACGAGTTCAACGTGAATAGATCGTAGACAATCGTGGGCGAGAGGTACAGGTTGAACTCAGTCCGGCCCGGCAACGCGTTCACGTTGCCACCCTCGACGACGAACGTGGTCGTGGTGGAGGATCCACCCGGTGGCGTGTAGTTCACGCTCACAGTCTTTCCGGAGATCGAGGGGAGTTGGTCGAGGACGCTCGTGATGGGGATCGGGTTCTGGGCGGAGTCGTTGAACCGAATGTCCATGTAGAGGGACTCGACGGAGAGGACGTTGGCGTAGTAGTTGGTCTGGGCTTGTTGCTGGGCGACGGTGTTGAAGAGGACTTGCCGGTTGTAGTTGCGCTCGTAGTTGCCGGTCGCCACCGCTTGAGTCGTGCCGGCCACCGTCGAGGTCAAGTTGACGACGTTCGGGAAGTTGGCGTTGGGGTACTTGCGCGTGAGGCCGTCGTAGACCACGCCAACGGCGGCGTCTTGGGTGAACGAGACGAGCGATGAGGACGGCGCGGCCGAGGTCCGGAACTCGATCGTGGCGCCGTCGTAGTAGTAGGTCGAGTTCTCGGTCAGGAGGAGGTCAACGACGCGTTGGCCGATCGTCGTCGGATCGAACGCGTCCGAAACGGTGGCACGGCCGTCGACCTCGACCGGCGGAGGGTACGGAGGGACAAAGGGGTAGACCTCATTGGCGAGTTTTATCGCTTGCCGGATCGCGTTGTTGGTGCCGATGATCGGGTCGTCGTTGACGTAGAACAAGGACAACATGCCGAGCGCGTCGATGCCGGTGATGGTGGCGGTGTCGGCGTTGGCCGCAATCTCGTCTTGGAACGTCACCTCGACCACGTAGAAGTACATTGAGTACGCCGAGTACTGGTTCCCGATGACGATCTGATCGCCCTCGTTGATGGCGGCCGCTTGCCCGGTGTTGTTCCGGACGGTGAGGGTGCACGAAGTTCCGGCCGGCGTGTCAAAGTACGACTGGCGTCCGAAGTTGAACGTGAGCGACTGGGTAATCGACGTGAACGAGGTGGCCCCGATCGTGGTGGTCCAGTTGATCCGAGCCACGGCTAGCCGATCGCGTTCGCTGGGAGCCGGTTGTTAAGTCGCACGTACTGCTGGAGGGCGGCCACGACGGCGTTCGGGTCGGCGGAGGTCACGGTCACGTTGATCGTGTTGCCTCCCATGGTGCCGGCCTTGCTCAAGGGAATGACCGCCTCGGGCCCGGCTTCGCCAATCATGGCGAGCGTCGGGCCGGTGACGATGCCACCCTCGGCGAGCATCGGAATGTCCGGCACGTCAAAGCCTTTGCCTCCGATGCCGGGCACCCACGAGGGCACCTTGAACGAGAGTTTGCCGATCGTGTTGTTCCAGACCGACGCGACGGCGTTGAACACGGTCTTGAACGCGCCGTAGATCGCGTCGATGTACTTCCGGACGCCGGTGTACCAGACCTTGACGGCGTCGCCGATGAACGTGAACGCGGTGACGGCCACCGTCTTGACGTTGTCGAACGCAAGTTTTACGTAGTCGAAGAACGACTTGAACACGCCCTTGAGGAAGTCGATCGTCTTGCCGAAGATGTCGAACTTGGCTTGGAGGGCGATGAGCGCCGCGACGATGCCGAGAATGATGACGGCGCCGGTCGCCACCCACAGGGCCGAGAACGAGGTCGTAAGCGCCGTGTTGAGCGCGGCCGTCACCGCTTGGATCGTGTTGTAGATTCCAAGGCCGGCGTTGATCGCGAGGATGGCGCCGGCGAGGGTGCCGATGACGAGGCCAAGCGTGACGATGAGGCCGGTGTTCTTCTGGACGAACTGGCCGAGCGACTGGAGTTTCGGGAGAAGTTTGTTGACGATCGGGAGGAGGGCCGCGCCGATCGACTCCTTGGTCTCCTCGAGGGCGATGGACATGCCTCGAAACTTGCCGGCCGTCGTGTTGGCTTGCTTGGAGGCTTGCCCCTCGAACGTGCCGGCGAGGCGTCCGAACACGGTGTCGGCGTCTGCGCCCTCTGCGATCAGACTGGCGAGCGCCGGGTCAAGTTTCTTGAGCGCCGCGAAGTTGCCGTTGTACGCCTTGGAGAGTGCGTCGGAGACAAGGCCGAGATCCTTGCCGGTGCCGGCCGAGATGTCGAGCGCGAGGCCGAGGAGGTCTTGGGCTTGCGTGACGTCGCCGGTGCCTCGAACGAGCGAGTCGAACGCTGGACGGAGTTCGTCGTCGGCCACGGCGGCCGCTTGGGAGGTCTTCGAGATAAAGTCCTCGACGGCGGTGACTTGGGCGTCGGTTGCCCCGGTGACGTTGTTGAGTGTGGTGGCGAGTTTCTGTGCGGCCGCGTCGTCCTCCGCGAATGCCTTGACGGCGGAGAAGCCGGCGACGGCGAGGCCACCGATGGCGGCCGCGGCCGGTAGCGCCGCTTTGCCGATCGCGAACGATGCTTTCTCGCCGGCGGTCTCGAGTCGCTTGAAGTCGGCGATTGCCTTGTTGACGCCGGAGGGGTTCCATTCGGAAACGAGGGGGAGGGAGATGGCCACTAGCGGAAGTCCTTCTGGGAGTCGGCCATCACCTTGTCGATGATCGGCTTGAGTGCGCGCTCCGCCTCGGCTTGGAGGGCGTCAACGTCACGCCACATGAACCTCGAGGCATCTCCGAGACGTGATCCGAGGGCCGACGCAAAGTTGGGCCGGCGACGCTCAAGGGGCGCGCGTGACTTGGTGCCTCCGGCCTTGCCGGCCATGTCGGCGATCGCGACCGGGGCGCCCTTGGTGACGACGCGCACGACCGACACTTGCTCGACGCCGGGTTGGCCTACACGGCTCCGGGGCTTGCGCGTGTTGAGGTTGATGACGACCTTCTTGACGTTCTTCCATCCGGTCCGGCCGTCGTTGCGCATGCCGGACAATGGGGCGGTGCCGGGCACTCGGTTGTTGATCGTCGTGACGAGCGGTTCGGCCGCTTTCTTGATGTCCTTGAGGAGCGCACGACGCGCGGCCGGGTCGATTTTCTGGAGGTTCTTGAGGGCTTGTTGGAGGCCGTACGTGTCAAGTTTTGCGCTTGCGCTCATCGTGGTCCTCCCTTTCTGTCCTCGTTGATTGCCTCGACGACTGTTGCTAGATCGTCAATGTCGAATGGAATGTCGGGAGGCCAGTACCCGGTGACGGCGCACATTTGTGCTAGTTGTCGCCGGAAGCCTCCCCGGTAGGGTTTGTCGGCTCCGTCTCCACGACCTCGAGGGTGACGAGGCGCTTGATGAAGTCGTCGAACATGGCGGGGATCGTGACGCCGGCTTGCTTGCTTGCCTCGTACGCCATGAACGCCAAGTCCTCCATGCCGATCCCAGCGGATTGGATGTCGGACGCCTTGCGCTTGAACTTGCGCTCCCACGTGACGATGACGTAGAGGTTCGTCTTGACCTCGTACTCGCCTTGTCCTTGGTCTACCTTGAGCGTGAGTTGCATCCGTGTCCTCCGTCGGTTGTCGGTGACTGGAGGGTACTAGATCAGGGGGCCGTGATGTCGCGAGCGCTCGAGCCACCCTTGAACACGGCCTCGACGACCGAGAGTTCGCCGAC